TTTCAATTATAAGTATGAACACTATCCTAAAGAAAATACTCAGGGGTAAGAAGGCTTGTTCACCAAAATCTGAACTATGGATGGAAAAGTTTAATGGTTCCATGATGAAGGGTTCTACTGAAGTTAGTCGGGGTAAATACGGTATAGTATATCGTGGATGTATAGACAATAAGTGTAAAAAGTATATAGCTTACAAAGAAACCCGTGATCCATCTGCTAAAATGGAATATACCATCGCAAAAAAACTCGAAGAATTTGGAGTTCCTAAAGTGTATTTGTATAAGGAGTGTGATGGTAAGTCTATTCTCTACACTGAATACGTAGATGGTAAGACATTCTACGATTGGTGGAAAACACAACCTACAATGGAAGCCATGAAATCAGCAATGGTGCAGATTATTTACACTCTCTACAAAATCCAACAGAAGTACCCAGGATTTAGACATCACGATCTTCATACAAATAACATATTGGTCAAATCTGTCCCCAAAAAGGATATTGAGATTAAACTGAAAGGTAAAAAGTATCAAGTATCAAATGGTGGTGTGGAAGCTGTGATGATTGATTTTGGATATTCGGTGTGGCCTCGTATCAAGAATCCTGAGATTAATACAAACAAGTACAGAAATATAGGAATCTCTAGGAACTCACACCCCCTCTATGATTTAAGTACATTCCTGATTAGTGTATTTCAGATGGTTAAATACCCAGGTGATAAGGAAGAAAGACAAATACATAATTTCATTAAATCCCTTTATCCAGAGTCGTATCGTAATATGAAAACCAACCGTGTAAAAAACTACCGAATTCGAGGAAACATGAATGCCGAACACAGTAAGGTTTTACCCGATTTTGAAAAGGTCTTATCTAGACCATTCTTCACAGGTGAGTCTAAACTCGATGAAGTCCTTAAAAAGGTTGCACCTAAACCCAAACCCCCAAATAAGGTTGCACCCCCCAAACCAAAGACACCAGTAAATCCAAAGAATGCCATGGCACGTGCGATTGCTGTCATGAAAGCTGGTCAAGTGAAGAAAACGAAACCTAGACCTGGGATGAGGAGACCTGGTATCGCGAAACCCATAACCCCTAATAACAATCCCAATAACTATATTCCACTCGCTGAACTTGCTAAAAAACTATGAAAATTAAATCTCAGTCCATAATAAATGCAGCGCTCAACAATTGTAATCGCCGTGGCAATCATCCTCGTTGCGTTCTTACTCTACAGGACCAGGAAGACAACCCCTACCGTTGCTGGTGGTGGTAAAAAGTGGACCATTTACGGAACCAAGGGGTGTGGATGGACAGTCAAGCAGTTGGATTACATGAAGAAGGCTGGTAAGCCCCATGTATTCGTCGATTGCGAAAAGGGTGGATGCGACGGTATGACCGCTTTCCCCACCCTCAAGGGTCCTAACGGGGAGAAAATCGTTGGATACAACGAAGTTTAAATCATTTATTATTCAAGAGTTGATTGTATCAACTTATCAATAATGAAATACAGGAGTTTAAATGGCACTATCGGGACAATATAAGAAAGCGTTATCAACACATTGTCTATTGTCTGCATTTGTGGTAATTTTTGCACTGTTTCCACCACCCCATTCCTGGTAGGAAGCAATCGACTGATCATCTTGGCATGCAGTATTTTGGGGTTTATTGCAACGGGCACCATCGGCTTTGTACCTATGCCCATTATTTAGGTACCCACTCTGAGTTTTCACATCTGTATTATCTGCGTATTGAGCGTATGGTACAGTCTTATCATTCACACAGTATACATGGTCGCCATTTGTACACTTTTTCCCAACTGGATCATACATACCAGCAGCGGCGGCAATACCGTTGGCTTCAGCCCGGTATAAACACCCAACATCTTTACCTGACGTGCATCCGTAAAGTTTACCAGCTTCATAAGCGTATGGCTGTCCATCTTCTAAGATGATATCTGGTGTAGGGGGGGCAGGACCCGCACCGGTTCCTGGACTGGGTCCGAGTGGGGTTTTTTTCTTGTCATCGTCGTCATCACCACCCATCATCATTGCGGCCACACTTGAAGAACAACATACGACCAAAAGACCGACACCGGCTAACATTGGCATAGACATTTTGTTTTTATTACTATACTCTGAGATTTTTGTTACTGATATGATTGGTGTTTCAACTTATCAATAATGAAATATGGGAAATTAGATGCCACGCACAATCTGGAGGGAGAGAGCAAGGATGAACGCATCAAGCAAGTTGTTGATGGGCTTGAGCACGGAGATGTGCTTCACAAGGGAGCGGTTCCACACGACGCGGAGAAGGAATGTGCTGATGAGCACAACGAGCATAAAGGTGAGGATCTCGGTGAGGATCTCGGACCTGGACTTAGCTTTGGCAACCTCTTGAATCATTTATTACATGTGGATATTTTTTTCTAGGTTAACTACAAATGAGTCCTCTTCCCCTGAGTGGCTCAGAGAGTAGGTATACAAACAGGCGGTGGTCTACACCAAAGGGTATTGGAAACAATAATTGCTATGCGTATGCGGTTGGGGACTATGAAGCATATAGGTGGCAAAAGTCCATCCCAGGTGATCGTTCTGGACTTTCGAGTGGAAAGCATAATTATACCCACTGTACTGGTCTCCCTGGTCGCGTTATTTCTGACAACCCCAAAAAGATTTACAGGGCGGGTGCCGATGAGAAATGCAAAAAAGGGTATTTCAAGGTTATGATGTTTGTTTCTCCTGGGAGGCCCATGAACTATATCCGACAAGGGGATTTCCACTTCTACAAACAACATGGTGTGGTGGAGTATAAAATCAAACCTGGGGACACCATGAAAGCTGTCGCCAAGTTCTTCAAGGTTCCTGAATCACGGGTAAAGAAAGGGGGTCCGTTCAATGTTGGTAAGCGTGTACTATTTAGGGCCAATGTCTTCAGTCACAAGCGTGGTTGGGCTACTGGTCCACTTCTGACTGATGCTAAAGGTAAGGCCATCACTGACCCTCGGAAGGCTTCGAGGGACTATCCAGGTCTAAACTACGAAAAGTATTGTAGTTCATTCTGCGTCAAGGATACTGGAATCAAAGTCGGACAGACTCACCCCAAGGTCCGCTAAAATACTATCTAGGTCGGGTACTTCGTCTACATCAAAATTGATGTCAAATAGGTCTAGGACGTTAAATATAGAATCCTCATTCAAGGACGCAGAATTCGCCGTTCCTGTGTAATTGTTCTGTACTGTGACAGTAATTTTAAACTGTGTACCATCTATAATTTTTCGACAAATTGGGCATGAATTCTTACCTTGGTCTTTCCACTCCTGTAGACAGTGGGAATGAAACATATGTCCACACCGGGCTGGAGGATTTTTCCTCGTGCACCGGACTTCACTGAGACATATGGAACATGTTGACATTCTATAGGATGGTTTTAAAGTTTTTTTGGGGATTTTTCTCACTTAGTACACGTCGGGCATCTTGAGAAGGGGTACGTTGCAGTTGTTGCAATCTTGCTTACCTTGAACCTCTTGGATCTTCGAGAGAAGTTGAGGACCCTGGGATTGCAGGAGCTTACGGTAAGAGTAGTTATCTTCGAAAGAGATACCATTTTGCTTCATAACATAATTGTTGAAGAGTTGGGCTGAGGAGTTCATGGTGAAACACCGACCATCGGCCATACCAAGTCGTTGCGACATATTGTTAATATTACATTAGAAATTAAATCTCATAAATCGAACCACGATGATGACCACCCATATTAAGACCTTCTGTTGTCATATATGTCCCCCCTCCTGCGTCGCAGTGACCATTCTTACCATTGTTTATGGAGGTATCACTGGTAGTACCCATACATTCAGCATCAGCTAATACAGGCATATCACTGATATCATCGGCACACCACACTTCAAAACCATCCGCGAGAGGGCACTCGAGAGACATATACTTCTTACCCGCACATAAGGCACGAGCCTCAGATTCGGTGTGTGCGGCTCGTGGATTCGAGGTCCACCCCTTCTCCACACGTTTTCGTGTGTCAAGACACTTGAGCATACTGGGGGTGGTATCTTCTTCAGTATCACCCGCACCAGCATCAGCTCCTGCTCCTGCTCCAGCACCCGCGGTTGTGGTTTCTTCACCACCCATCATCATCATCATAGCCGAACTTGAGGAACAACATACCATCACAAGTCCAACACCTGCTAACATTGGCATAGCCATCGTTTTTTTATTACTATACATTTAGAAATTTATTTGTCTATTGGTAATTGTTCTCATCCAAGAGTTGAACCCCCGCTCTTTGAGAAGTTTGACAAAAGGATCACACCTGTATCCCAAATAAATATCAAACACGTCAGTGTCCTCTGTGCGCGACACCCGAATTTGGGGATTCTCGTTGATGTGTTTGTTGATAATGTTGTATCCAAATGCAATCTCTTTGAGAGTCTCCGCCCCTGTGATGATAATTTTTCCAGTACTGAAAATACTGCATGTAATTTCCTTCATATCCTCTGATGGCTTGAACTTAATCTTCACTGCAGAGTATCGGTCTGGTTCAAAGGAAACCTTGAAAATGTCATCGTACTCCTCAAACCAATCTGCAACCTTCATGAGATTGATATTGTAGTTGAGACTGAAGTTGGAATTAATCATGACAACACGAAACGAGTCCACTGGAACCTCAATTTTCAAATCCAAAAAGGTTTTGAAAATATGAACAAGTTGGGTGATGATACGTTTGCAATCGAAGAGGTCGCAACACCCCGCAACTTGAATCGAGCCATTGGGGAACACTTTGACAGACTTGGTACTGTAGGTGTCGTGGTAGGTTAGGGTCACCTGGTTGTAGAAGGTTGTTGGTTTCAATTTCCACTCAAACCCCTCCGTCTTGGTACCCACGCGCCGCATCTTGTAGGAACCGATTTCTTCAAACAGAGCTCGAAGTCTCTTTACATCTATTTTTTGGACAAAGCTCGACACCATAGTGATTGTCGTAATCTTTATCCATGAGGGTCTGGTCTCATCCGGTAGTTCTTTTCGTATCTCATCGAGCGTCAGGAGATAGGAAAAGCTATTATTTGCAATAGTTGAATACATTTTTGGACATACTTTTTACATTGTGGGTGGCTCACTTAGGTGTTTCAACTTATCAATAATGAAATAGTATTAGTTAATTTAGTTTCATGCACACCCAGTGTCTAAAGATTTAGATTGATCCTTACATGTTATGTGATGATAGGGATAAGAATCAACTGGTAAACCAGTTTGAGCCTGTGTGTAGTAAAAGCATGTATCTGCGTATGATGAATCGGGATAACTTCCATCTCTGAGTCCAACTATTTTAGCATTATCCGGTGCTTGTGTAATACACCCCTCTAAAGAAGAAGAGACGATACCATCTGGTTTGGCACCTGGGTCTAACCATCCTACCGCTTCAGTAGTTCCATAAGTTAAGTTTGATGTCCTTGGTACACCACACCCCGAATTCACATCCTTTGTACTATCCATGCACGCCATGGTGTGTGCAGGTGCTTCTTGCTTTGGTCCACCAGATTGTTGAGAGCTTGTATAATAGAAGCAGGTATTTTGATAATCTTCGTCTGCGTATTCTCCCGAACGCCACCCCGCGATCACAGCACCTTCTGGTGCCTTGTCATAACAGTCTTTAATAGACGTACCACCAATGTGCCCTTCCACACTTTTAGGACCTGGATCCATCCAACCAATTGCTGAATTAATATGAAAAATTTTACCTTCGAGAGGTGTACTGTGG